GATCAATCTCTCCGTTGCCGTTTAAGTCGTATTCATTTGGCATTGCCTACCCCTTTGACTTAGCTTCAAAGCAATACAAAGCAGTTGTGCTGCCCGTAATTAAAACAACAGCGTCTTTCTTTTCGTCCATGCACAACTCCTCAGTTGGGAATTGGCCTAGATTATAACTGGTGATATTATTGTTGACGAGTTGGAACCAAAAAAGAAACCACATTATTTAATCTCCTCCGCCAGTATAGCCGCACCCCAAAACAAACCAGCAGTGCCTAGACCGAATAGCAAAACAGAAAAAACAACGGTAATGAGATAGAAAATCCTGTCACGCTTTGCAGCTTCAGCCTCAAGCGCATCCTTGCGTCTTTTACGAGCTTTGGCCTGCTCATGGACAACGCTTTCCCACATGCCCGGCGCTCCATACAGCCTGCACACAGAGCGGAGTTCATCCATGCATTCTTTATGTTTCATCTTAGCTTGAGCAATAGCGAAGCCCTCTTCCTCTGTGGAAGTCAGGCGACCCAGTGGGCCTTTGTGTCTACCGCTCTCAGCAATAGCAATTTCAGCTTCAAGATTAGCCAGCTTGCCAAAGGCAGGCATGATTGAGTTGGCATCCTTACCAGCTTGGATGGCACTAGATATGCCACCAGCAATTGTGCTGACTGCACTCGCTAACGCCAGTACCTCTATCATCTTACATCTTCATCAGGACTGCGACTAAGAGCGCAATGATAGACCCAGTAGCAGCAAGCATGATACTTTCCATGCGCTTGACACGACCAAACAAATCTTTGAACTGGATTTTTACCTCAGTTTTGATAGCGATCACCTCTTTCTCAAGACCATCGATGCGCTCATGCGCGGATGCTACTGTTCTTTTATCCATAGTTCTTAGACTTCCTGAGCTTCTAACATTGCAGCGTAGGCAGCTTTGACAGCATCCGTATGTACCGCAGCGCAAATGGCTTGTACCTCAGTGGACTCACCCGTGATGTCAGCATCTGGTGCAACTACATGGCGGCTGAACGCACGGCTGATTTCAACATCGTCACGTTTGATGACCGTGGCTGTTCGCACTTGGATGTGCTTGTAGTCGCCACAAATCTCTATTTTGTCTTGTACTGTTTCTTCTGTTAGTGCCATGATGGCCTCCTATTTTATCGTGGCGTTGTTGCCACCTGTCCGACCCCTATGGTGTGGGGTTAATTCAAACTATAAGTTAACTGCATAATAAATTGTCTGTTGGCCCCGCCAAAGGCACTGTTTAACACAGTAGCTGTGCTTGCATCATGTCTGTGAAAATAAACTTCTGAACCAGTATTAACCAGAGGCGCACTCCAATACCGTGTTTCTATGCCACCTGTGTAGCTAAGCGTTCCGCCTCCATGATTGTCACTTGTACCAGCAAAAGGAAGACCGCCAATATTAAATTGAGTACTGTTATTAGTTGGGTTTAAGTATACATTACAATAAGCGTTCACTAAGTTTCCAACTTTGGTATAGACAGCCTTACTTATTGTCCCGACTGTGCCACCATTAGGTAAAGTAGGAGTCCAAGTCCCCTCCTCATAGTCATCCAGCTTATTAGCCGACCCAGTGCCGCCAAGGTAGACACCGCCTGAGAGGTAGAGGTCTTTGAAGCGGGAGACTGACTTCCCAAGATTAATTACGTTATCCCTAAAACTTCCTTCGTGGGCGCAAGGGGAAATCTCATTACTTTCAAACCGTAGAAATGCGTCAGACCCATCTAGGGTGCCAATGTAAAGTTTGCCGCCTGTTGTCCCAATACTCCCCACCGTGGTGTTGTCTTTGCGGAACTGTGCAATAGTACCGTCTGAAGTATTACGATTCAGAAGTAACGGCTCACCGCCGTCTCGTGTAAGAATAGCACCGTAAGTTCCAATTGCTGCACCAACAGAAGTTGTATCAAGGACAGTCTTACCCACCAAGACATTCTCTGAGCTATCAATCGTAATAGCCGTGGCGTCAGCCGCGCTGGAATTTAAACGGTTTATCTGATCCGCTGTGTCTCTTGATCTACTCATTACACTGCCTCCAATGCGGCTAATCTTGTTTCCATATCGTCAATCTTAGTGAGTGCTTCGCGCAAGGCTGCCGTCAGCAAAGGTACGATTTTGGATTGGTCGATTCCCTGCATATCTGGGACACTGCGAGTACCCATGACTGCTTCAACTGCGGCTGTTAGTTCGTTGCCATCGTCATCATAGGTAGCCTCAACCGCAGGTGTGACTTCATACTCTTCGTCACGCATGGCGTCTTTGGTGCCTGTGACACACTCAGGAACTACAGCCTGTGCTTCATGTGCAAGGAAGCCATCGACACGAGTACCCGCTGATATCCATTCAAAGTTAACTGGGTTAAGTGCTTGAACACGATCGGATGCGCCTGTCATTGGCTGGACATCAGTTTTTAGGCGGTAGTCTGATACTGTGTTGAAAGCAATGGTTGTACCATTGTCTGTAATCGTTCCTACGCCAGAGCCACTTCTATAGAAGAATATATGGTTTCCAGCGGAGTTATCACTTGAAATGCCGTAGCCACCGCCAGCGTCATTTTCAAACTTAGCTACAAAGTCAGAGTTTTGATTTCGGATTACATTAAATCTTCCACCATTAACACCAACAGTGCCTGACGAGTCAATGGACATACGTTCTGAGCCAGCAGTATAAAACTTGTAACCCGTAGGGCCACTAAATGTAAGATCGGGACTATTTGCGATAACATTTACACCAATTTTATATTCCCTAGCACCCCCGTTTTGACCTTCAATAATAAGGCCACTATCTTCTCCATTAGTTGTGTTTTTTATACGCAATAAAACATTGTTAGAACTCGCAGACAAGTTCTGAACATCTAGCGAAACAGTAGAGGCTGGGGTACACCCAATTCCCACGGAGCCTGACGAGTCGATACGCATACGTTCACTGCCACTTGTGAAAAAGTTCATCACATTGCTACCACCATTCGTTTGAATAGAGGATGCACCAGTACCAGCCTTAAAGTAAAAACCATCATTTGTTGATGCGTTATTCAAAAATATAAACTGGTTTCCAGCTTTTTCAATGTGCAGATTATAAGAAGGAGCAGAACCAATACCAACATTGCCTGACGAGTCGATGCGCATACGTTCTGTTAGCACATTGTTATTAGTCGCATCGGAGGACTTAATGATAAAATCTCCTGTCGCAGCATTATCTCGGCCTAGTCTCCAGTCTCTTCCACCAGTGTTTGAGGTGTTACCTAATATAATCTGTTCGGTAGAAGAGCTACCGTTGCGGACGGTTAAAGTGCCTGTTAGGTCAATTCCGCTGGCGCTTGTTGCGAGTTTTTTAACATCGTTATAATATAAATCAACTGAACCATCAGCCGTTGCAACTAAACCAACTTCACCAGTGTATTTCCCTAAAACGACACTGTTGCTTCGCATATACAAAGAGCCAGTGCCAGCATCATCAATGAAACTATCTGACCCATCATGGTAAATCTGTAGGTCAGACCCAGCGCCGAAGATGGCCTTGTCGTTATCACCGAAGGTAGCATTGGCGCCGAAAGCTACATTAGCAGCAAACGTACCACCAGCAGATGCAGACACCGTGTCAGACACAGTAAAAGACTTAAACGCATACACGTTCAACAAGTCGTTTGTTGTTGCGCCTGCCCCTAAAACCACGCTTGTTCCGCTAGACGCAGTGTAATCAGAAGGATCAAGGATAACACCGTTCAGAACTACCTGTATGTTGCCAACAGTGTAGCCTAAGGTAGCACTGTTATCGTCAGAACCAGAGAATGTAGTCTGGTTATTAGTCGCTGTGTATTCGTACAAGATAAGAGACGCTGTGCCAGCGGAGGAAGCAGCAATCCAGTTGCTTCCATCATAAACTTTCATACCATTCGAACTGCTATCAAAATACAAAGCGCCTTCAACAAGCGCATTGCCGTCATTGTCTACGGTAGGAGCAGACGATTTGCTCCCTAGATATCTGTCATCAAAAGAATCAAACGCTGCTGCCGCAGCCGAAGCCGAGTTCGCAGCAGCCGTTGCTGATCCAGCGCTTGCACTTGCAGAGCTTGCAGAAGCTGTCGCTGAGTTGGCAGCATTAGTTGCATTTGTTCCAGACGCAGCAATAGAAGATGCAACATCCGCAGCGGCAGTAATATCTGAAGATATAGCAGCAAGAGTATTTAGATCAGAAACAATGTCAGTTGTAGCCAAAGTGTTCATGTCGGCTACTGCATCAGTAGTACCTAATATAGCTAAATCAGCTACTACAGCAGAAGTTCCAAGCAAAGCCATATCTGTAATTACATCTGATGTTCCAAGTAAGGCCATCGCAGATAAATTTCCAGAAGTAGCAAGCAAGTCCATGTCAGTAATTACTGCGCTAGTTGCCAGCAGGCCCATGTCTTCAATAACAGCCGCAGTTGCTAGCAAGCCCATGTCTTCAATTACAACAGACGTTGCAAGTAGGTCCATATCTTCTACGACAGCAGCAGTTGCTAAGAGATTCATATCAGTAACGATGTCACTGGTAGCTAGTATAGCCATGTCAGCTACAACATCGTCTGTACCCAAGATCGCCATGTCTTCTACAATAGCGCTAGTACCAAGTATTGCCATGTCGGCAATAACAGCATCAACCCCTAGCTTTGCCATTGCGGCTACATTGCCAGATGTACCAAGCAGCCCCATGTCTTCTACAATTGCGGTTGTAGCAAGGATGCCCATGTCTTCAACAACAGCGGCAGTGCCAAGAAGGTTAATAGATGCCGTTACTTCAGACAAACTCTGGACAGCAGTGATGGACGGCCCAGCTTCCACGTTACCTGACGTTGCATTGAAACCAAGAACAGTACCTTTGCGGTTATCAACAGATGGAAGAACCAAAACAGGGGTAACTTCAGATACCGGAGCAGTGATTGACCTATCAGCGCGGTCTTTATTGTCAGCAGCAATAGCCGTGAGGGTGTCTAGCTGCGTGTTTAACGCTGCCCGGTTGATATCAGTGCCAGAGGAAAAGTCTGATGTACGCTCTATTGTAGTGTCTCTAACAATTACGACACTAGAACCACCTGAAGCACCCGTTACGCTCATGGTAACGGTTCCTGTGGAGCCTGAGCCACCACTCAGGGTGTAGTGCGTGGTGATAGTCTTCAGAGTTCCGTCAACATAGACGCTCAGATCGCCGTCCTCAAAGAACTCAAAGGAAACTGAGAAGGAAGTTACCGTTGCGCCAGCACTTACCGTGTAACTGACCCGTGCTGCATTGTCTGAGATATCAATTGTCATGTTTATCCATCCTCTTTTCCCTGTTATCACACAGAGAGTAAATTGTTATCAACGCACAAACCAACTAGGACAAGTTAATACCTTCTGTACCCAGCGTTTTGGTCTTCGTCCATGTCTCTTAGCATTCTTTGAAATGACTTTGTCAGACCGTCAATAAAGAAAAGCCCAGTAAACGGAAGGTCGTCAACAATCTCAGCAGCGCCTTCGCCTACGTTTCCTGATAGGATGTCAACTACTCCTCTTGTTATATCTGCAACTGTGCTTGCACCAGCACCAGCAAGCCCAGTAACAGCATCAACTGCACTTGGCTCTTGTGGGAAACGTGGCTCAAGCAATCCACCAGTTAGATTGGGGCCACCAAGGGCAAGACTTGTAGACATCGCTGTATACATCATGTCAGACAGCAAAGCAGCTTGACCTGAGTAATCAAAAGATCGCGCGAATTGATCCTCAAAGCTCATCTCAACCCAGTCGGGTGTTTTCAGTTGAAGCGCCATATAGCCTAGCCCCATAGAAGCAGCTATCCCTATGAATTGGTTCTTCATCTGTCCGTGAGCGTGAGCAGCAGTAATCTTATTCATAGCAGCTAAGGAGTAGCTATAGAATTGGAACGGCAATCCAAGTAATCCGTTTTCTATTCTAGCATAGCCCGTGTATTTAGGGTCTTCTTTCATGCCAAACTGCCTAGCTACACGCATTGGTATGTAGACAACGCCTTTGCTAATTGCAGGAAGATCAGCAGGCGTACCCATTAGGATAGTATTAAGAACGCCAGAGCTAAGTGCGCTTCTAAACTCTCTAACTGTGTCGGAGCTAACTCTAGGCTGTTTTTCTATCTCAGCTACAGCAAGATCATTGATTGCATTCTCGTAATCGGCAAGGCCCTTCTTCGTTCTTTTATCAAACCCAAGAGACTTAGCGCTATTTAAAGAGTGCATAACTTCGTGCATCTTAATGAAGGCAACATAATCATCGGGAGAGTTAATGATACCCTCCTTGATTGGAGTAACGCCTTCAACTCTAGGGTTTTCCCAGCCGCGCAATTCATACATAACGTCTTTTATGTACTCTTCATCTATTCTTATTGTGTTGCTTTTAGCATTATAAAAAGCAGGGCTGTATCTTTTCCCTACATAGGTATTAGTATTACCAGAAATGACTTTAGCTGTAGTTGATGGGAACTGAATGGTGTTAGTCCAAGCCTCTGTGTTTGCCATATAAAGGCCATCGCTAGACCGCTCCCAAGGAGCATTGGCAATCTCAGTGGCAATCTTTAAATCAATGTTGTAACGAAGCAGATACTCTTGCTCCATCTTGCTTGCTTTGCCCTGTGTCCAGCGGATAGAGTAATCTACTAGCGAGTGAGAACGCAGCATTGCGTCTAAGTCTTTCATAATCTTAGTGATCGGACCAAGGCCGTTTAGCAGGAAAAAAGGGTGAGCAGCTTTATCGAGAAAGTCTCCGCTAAATGGGTTGTTAACTGGCTCGTCTATCTGCCGCAATGAATTGTTATTCATAATGTTATCGACAGCTTCACCACCGAAACGAGCTTCTTTAGCACCCATTTTTAATTTGTTATCACGAAGAATGCCAAACAAACCCTTCATTGTAGGGCCTATTCCATGCTCCATTAAAATTTTAGATGGCTCAGTTATCGTTGATTTGTATGCCTGACCAAGATAATTGTATTGAGCAAGCTTTCTTATTGTATTCGCATATCTGTGGCTCCAGGAATCAGGGTTTCTATACATCCCGCCTACAACAGCTTCGTGCAAGTGGCGCATCTCTTTCATTGCCGCCCAAGCTTCTTCTGATGAACTACCAGCAGTCTTCATATCATCATACACATCGTCTAAAACATCTTTAATATTTAATCCGTTAAACTGCCTAGAGAACTCATAACGTCTAGCTGTCCTTTGAGTGTACGCTTGCATGACGGCTCTTGGATTAGTCTGAATGAAGTCCAAGACTAACTTGTTAGGAATGTCTAGCGTTCTGTGCCTTAGGTGCTTGGATTTACCCAAGCCATAGAAAGCAATGTCTGGCTCAGTAATGTCTTTTATGCCGAGAATTTGATCGGTTGCATCTTTAGCTCTAGCTCTTAGTGAAGCTTCGTCTGTAGGCAGGCGGTTCCTAAGAAACTTTGCGCCGTCCTGCCTTACAATGATTGGATTCTGTTTAAACCAATCAACGAGAATTTGTTCAAACTGTTCTCTGTTTTTTAAGATAGCAGGAATATCATAGTAGCGAGGTCTAAATATAGTCTCATTAGGAGGCAGCACTTTAGAGGCAGAGTCTTCAGCAATAGCATCTAAGCTTGCTTTGGCTTCCTGTATTTCTGATAGGTTGCGTTTTAGTTGGCCCTCTAACTTTCCACGGTGGTTGGCACTTATAGATGCTTCTAAGTTTTTCTTAACTTTTTCAATACGAACCTCACGCAAAGCAATAACGCGCTCAAGGGCTGGCTTAGAACCTATCTCCCCAGTATCAGTTAATCGTGTTTCCCAAACCTCATAGAAGTTGTTTATTTTATTCATAACTTGGGCTTCAATATCGTTTGCAGGAGCCTCGCCACGAATAGCTTTCTTGTCGATGCCCTCAAGCCAAGACTCAAAACCAGATCGATTGTAGGTGTAATCCAAGGCGCTTACCGTGCCATTACCTGTACTTTGGCCCCACAAGTCTTGAAGATCGTCTTGAAGCATAACCCATTCGCCATCAAACTGTTTGGCGTTTTGCCATACTGAACTGCCAATCTTCTTTCCGTTTCTATTCATCGCAAGAAGAATGCCGGAATCATTAGCAATCATTAGCGTCTTAACTTTAACCGAGTCTGGAATCTTAGGGTTTTGAAGCACTCGCTTCATGGGTGTAGTAACTGATTTAAATATCCATGAGTCTGTAAAGATGTTAGGCGCAATGCTTGCGTCACCCTGACTTAACTCTAGCTGTCTGTTGAATACTTTTAAGCTTCGCTCTGCAATATCAATCTTTTTTAAAAGGTATCTGCCTTCAGGATTGTCTAAGTCTGATCCTAATTTAGATGCTTTAAGTTCTTCAAGTTTCTCCTTAGTCGAACCTAAGGTTATTTCTTGTTCTTTAATCTTACTTTGCAACTCTGTGTAGCTATCTCTCTTTTGAATAGCTTGATACCACGCTTCAAGTTCTGGCTTAGCGTCTGCTGCTGCTTTAAGCCTTCTCTGCTGGGGAATAGAAACAGCACCGCCTAATACCCCACCCATTACAAAGGACATTGAGAGGTTCATTCCAACTTCCGCTGGAGTCGCAAGCGGATCAAATGGATATCTAATAGCTTCCTGCATACCTACGATAGAGGTTACCCCCGTTCCACTGCGTAGGAATGACTTGGAAATACTTCCAGCTTTCATAAACGGAACGCCCATCCAATTTACTGGGTCAAATAGTTCCACTGCAAAAGTTGGAATTATTCCAGAGTTTTGAAGGGTTTTATGAAGCTCAATCCTATCGTCAATCTGGGAAATCTTTAGATCAAGATGTTCTTGGTTAACCGCAGAAACAAGAGTAGAACTCCAATCTAAGTATTCTTCTGGTATGTTATCCCTTGCGCTAAACCCATCAATAGGAGCAATCGGATACTTTCTAGCTTGGTTCCAAGCATCTGCAATCGGTCCGTACTTATATGAAAGACTTGCTTGGGCGGTATCCATAAAGGAAACGTCTGGTGAAATTTCTTCAGGTGCGCCGGGAGTAACATCTCTAAGTGCGTTATATCCGTTTTGCATTATTCGCTCCCACTTGGTCTAACGGCATCTGGAAAGCCTTCGATTAAACGCTGCATCATAAAGTCAGCAGAGGCCGATGGACTTGATTGAGTCAACCAGTTTACTCTAAGATTTTGATCTACTGCGTTTGCGTCTGCGCTCTGCTTGAGAGAGGCTTTAGTTTCTGAGAGCTTAGCCGCAACTAAGTCGCCAATTGTTTCGTCAGGAGTTTCTGAATACCAATATGGTTTTCCGCCACTCTTTTCACTAAGGTAATTACCTTTGGAATCAGCGGGGTAAGACAGCGGTTGAAGCTCATTGTTTTCATCCTTGTAGTAGAAGTAATACCTGTCAGAAGCTCCACTTGGGTCAGGTCGCAAGTAAACATTTGCGTCTTCTACTCTTTCAGTTAGCCCCATTGCTGATGCCGCCATAGATATTCCGGCTGCTATAATCGGTCGTACAAGACCAACATCATCTATACTGGCCTGAGTGCCGTCATTAATACGAAGCTCCATGCCCATATGTTTAGACAACTTTGCAAGCCTGTCATTGTGCCTGTCATAAAATGACTGACGTATATCATCGTCTGGAATAAGTTTAACGACAGCTTTTCTTGACCTTGTTACGCTACCAATGGGCATAGAGGTGTCGATGATATTAAGAGACTTGGGATACTTTTGATCTATAATTGCTTTAACACGCGTTTCTATTTGATTTTTGTTAAGGCCCGTAAGGGCGAAGTATTCAACAACGGATGCAAGCTCAGGGTAAATACTTGGGTCGTTACCTGTTATCTCAGCCGCAAAGCTAAGCGGAGTTACTTGTCGTTTGTTTGACGTCCCGCCTTTAGTTCCAAGGATTATGTTCATGTTTGCTATGGCTTTTGGATCAGCCCTTTTTGCAGCAAGCTCATTAATAATTGTGTCAATTCCCTCGTTGCCGCCTCTTATTTTGTAGACATTGAATGCATCTTTAAGGAGAGCATTACTTACATCGTCATTAAAATAAGGCTCAAGTTGATTAGTCGGTTCATTGCGCCCGGGAACCATATCAGTGCTTAACAGTGCGTACAGAGCAATAAATGACTCAGCACCTCTTACTTGTTGACCATCCGCCATATTATTTAATGCAGCTGACAGTACTTCAGAACCGCCATTCCTAAGGTAATGTAGAGCAACTTGCTTGTCTTCATTGCTAAGAGAATTAAAGCTGCTTAAATCAAGACCATCTTGAGCAAGCATACCATCAACAGTCTCCCTAGTTTTAAGGTCAGACTTATCAGCAGAGCCGCCGCTTATAGAATTTCTTAAAGCGGAAATTTCTTTAGCTTCCTTGTCTTTAGTTTCCGCTGTAGTAAGAACGGATTTAAGCCCTGATATTTTTCCGACAACAGCATCTATCTCGGTTCGTGTCTCAAGACTTTTTAATATTTCGTTTCCAACGCTGGCAACTTGACTGGGGAAATCTTGTGGATTTTCTACGTTTCCCTTTAAGTCTACATACATTTGCAGTTGGTTTAATGTTCTTGAGTTCATGCCGCGACTACCAGCAAACGCACTTGCTAAACCAATACTTCTTTGCGTCCTTAAGGAAGAAAGATGTGAAGCTCCTTGAACATCAGTATAGCCTCCATCTTTAATGTTAGCCTCTACTCTTAGAGTAACATCATTAAATTCGTCTTCAGACAGGCTGTTATTTGCAGCCATTGATCCTGCAATATTAACAGCTTTTGTTAAATTATAGTTAAATTTCATCTCTTCAGTTTTTTCAGCAGCGGTATTCTTAACTCCGTTCAATGTCGATTGAACAAAGTCGTGGTCTTTTCCTGTAAAAAAACCTGACTCTAAAACTTCGTTAACTAAATAAACCTGAGTTTGAGTTAACCCATCCCAACTGCTCCTTGCGTTTGGAATGGTTAACGCAAGCTTTAGGCTTTCAACATTCCCTAAAGCTGCGGCTGGAATTAAAAGATTCTGAAGGATTGATTCTCTTGATTCCTTTAAGCCATTCTCATAATCAGCTTGAGTAATTTGATCTCTTCTACGGAGGGATGTGAGATTACTAGATATTACCTCAAACTTTTCAGAAAGAAATTGAACGCTGCCAGCAACCTCTACGGCTGAAGGCTGTCGTCTAGCACCTGTTTCATTGCCAAAATCGTCATACTCTAGCATAGTAAGGAGTTCTAAGCTTTTTCCTTGAGCGTATTCTCCAAGCAGATCAACATTTGAGTTGAAGTTAATTTGGCTTTCTATTGCTGCCTGCTCGGCTTGAGCCTTGGCAATGTCTTTTTCTACTTTCCATTGAGCATTGTAATCACCAGCAACAACGGAGCTATACTGTAAAATCTGATCTTTTGTTCCAACGCTAATGTAAGGTAAAAGCGCATTAACCTGCTCTTGAATGGAAGCAGGCAATTGAGACATTCCTTCCTTGCCGCCAGTCCTAATCGCTAAGTCAAGCGCCACTCGCTCCGCTGGGTTTGCAGTATTGCTTATGATGTATTCCAAGCCACCCTTAGCTATTCCAAAGTTGACCTCATCGCTGTGGGATGTTGAAGCGCCACCCTTTAGCAGAAAACTTTTTTCACCATCTGAAGCGTTGCCTACTGATCTTTGAGCAATAACTTCAGCTTCGCTTAAATCTCCGTCTGGAACGGGCATAAAGTTACCAGCCGCAGCAGCTTCCCTTGCTTTGTCTACATCTTTACCTAGCTTGCTTGCCAGCCTTTCGCTAAGTTGCTGCCTTGATCTAAGGATAGATTTTTCTTTAATGTTGAGAGATGTTGACGCAAGATACTTAGCGCCATTACTTTGGATAAATACCTTGTAATGCCCTTCGGCATTCTCACTCATTTCAGCTATGTAATCGCTAAATACATTAGCATATCCGTCAGCATCATACTCATATTTAAGCGCAATTTCTCGAGCCTTTAGCCTAAGCTCAGTATCAACGGACTCTTCAAACCTTGCGTCTACCACCCGTTGGTAAGCGTCAGCCGCAATTTTTCCAAAACCCATTGGCGCTTTAAAGGCTTCCGGCTTGCCAGTCTCAGGGTTAAAGGTTGTAAGCTTGCTATCCTCAAGTCCTTTAGCAAGTTCTACACCTCGCTTCTCAGCCACCCTTGCAGCATTTTTAAAAGCAATTTGCCCCATAGTATCGGCTGCATTTGCAATCGCCTCGCCAACCCTAGCACCGCCTGCGTCTGCACGGACAACACCAATTGGCTTATTGAAGACTTGTGTTTGTTGACGAATTATAGCCATTGTTTGTTATGCCTTCTATGGTGTTGATTTAGCGCTTGAGTAACTTTCCCAACCGTTAGCTAAAGTAGCAGTTGCCCTGTATAGAGATGCGGTCTTTGCGTTGCGCCCCCTACGACCTTCAGCAAGTCTTTGCATATCTTTTTGAAGACCAGCCCAATGGTTTTGAGTTTGTATTCGACTAATGTCTGTGTATGCAGTTTCTTTTTGCGACTGTAAGAATGCTTTAATTGTCATGCTGGAACCAACGTCCCTGCCAGTAGCGGCAAGTTGTGCAATATTTGCAGACATTGCAAAGTCAAATTCCTTTTTCCGCTCAAGAGCCATTTGATCTGCCGCAACTTTATTTAACTTTTTGTCAGTTTCTATGTTGAAAGCGTTAAGGTCAGCTTCTTGCTTCTCAGCTTTACCTGCTTGAATTTGACCAGCCGCAGCAATAGCAGCAAATATTAGTGTCTCGAGTGCCATTAGAGTACAAGCTCCGCTATTAAGCCGTTAAGCTGAAGTTGAAGTGGATCATTTTGCTCAATGGTAATCTGAGGATCGCGGCTATGGCCCAAAATCCTAATTTCTTTTTTCCCAGAAAAGTCGTCATCCATTGAGAAGTTTCTATTATTTACTTTAACTGAGCGAGTTGCCTTCAAATCTAAAACAACATTACTAATCCCGCGAATAGTACCAGTAACCGGACCATTAGATGCCGTAACGTCAATTGGATTAGTTACGATCTTAGCTGTAAATGCTTTCCCAACATAAGCATGAGTGAACCCATGTTCGCTGTAGGCGCTCAGATTAATCTCTTCGCTTGAGTTTACGGTAAGCTGACCAAGATAAGACTGCTTGCCAGCCTTGACTCCGATAACGTCAACAACGTCATTGTTATTATACAGACCGCTTACGTCTACAACATTTGTTGAGACAGCTTCGTAAAGATACAAGTCTAATCCAACATCACCAGTAAACTCACACAAATGAAGCTTATTGCTTTTATCGTAAACATTAACAAACAGCCTGTTATGTATTGCAATCGTTCCAGCAAACCTACCAGATGTTGTTACCCTAGTCCAAGAGGCTCTTTTCTCTGCGCGGTTTGAGGAGAATAGAGTGCCCTCACCGTCGCCAAGTACAATAAAAGCATATGAGTCAGACAGGTCAAATCCAGAATGCACAACTGCCATAGACTGAGGCGACTGTATTAAGTGTCCAGACAGTGTTGATATAGAGGAAGCCGTGTAGGCGTCCTCAGAGTCGGTATAGAGATATTCCCTCACTGTATGCCCGTCATGCTGAACAAAGACTGTAGCGCCGTCTATGGACGCGGGAAGCACAAACTCAGTACCATAAGGTGTCTGCTTTCTGATCTGTGCGTTAGTCGGCGTGATGGCTTGATTCAAGTAAGTGGGAATGTAAAGCTCACCAGATGCTGTGAACACCTGAAGGTCTCTGTTGGAAACCATGTATCTAATTTCATTAACCTGACCTGTGGCTGCTGTTAAATCAATTGAGTCTGAGTCTTCAGCCTCGCCCACATCGAAGTTAAAAAACTGACCAATCTTGCTCATCCAAATTGTATCCGGCTGAGCAATGGTCCCTCCAAAAACAAGCCTATTTTCGTGGAAACAAACGGAAGCAGGGTATCCTCGAACAGCTGAGAAAGCTTGTTCATACCAGTCTGCTGTAGCAGCATGAGTTACAATTTTAACGTAACCGCCACCATCTTCTGATGAACTAGCAGAGCCGCCAGCCGTAAAGGTGTATGTGTTTTCATTAATAATATTGCCGACAGTCCTAGAGCCATTAAGGTTTCCAGTGTTAATACCACCAGTTGCAGCAGCTTCTTCAACAGTAATCGCTTCACCGCCAGAAAAGCCGTGGCTAAGATGTGTAACCTCTACCGATGCAGAACCTTCAATTGTTCTCAGAGGGTTAAGAACAGCTAGTCTAATTTTAAGTTCGTCAACAATATCAACTATAGCTTCGCAAGAAGACTGAACCTCAGTAATAGTCATTTCAGACTCGTGATAACGTAATACTGTTCCGACATGGGCTGAGCTTAGATAGTTGCCGCCAGTCTGGCTACCGTCTGTGTTGAAATAGGAAACTCCTTCTTTAGAGTTGAACCCAACGGAAACATCAGCTGCGCCAGTGCTTGTCGCAATATAAGTTATCTCTTTAAAAAACCTTATTGTATCGACTGTTGCGTTGCTGGGAGCAGTGACACTGACACTAATAGTAACGCCGTCAATGTCTTTTCCAGCAATTTGAATGTACTTACTTGTGTTCGTGCTAGTCGAGGTAAAAGTAATTTGTCTTGGTTTATCAAAAACAATAGGACTGCTATTAAGGAGCGTAAAGCTGCCACTAGCGCTTACAGTTTGAGATACAGCAACACTGCTTGCATCGGTAGTCCCAGTGCTTGTGTATGCCTTTACAAGAATTGAATCTCCAGTTGTTGCCCTAGGGTCAAGCAATACACCTTGAGCTTGGAAGTCATAGTAAGGTTGATAAATCTTGTGGTTGTCGGGCCTTGAGTCGAAAGAAAATGTGCTAATATCAAAGTTTGTAAGGCTAGTACGGCTCACTAAGCGCGGCGCAAACAATGGGTGACAGACAAACATTACGTCACCGTATTGAGCAACTGTATATTGAGTCACATAATCTTGATCGAACGGAAGTGCGGCTGAGTTCACATCTGCCGTTACGGTATCCACAAGAGAAACAGACCCATCGTCTAATAAACGAAATGCCCTGAGTTTTTGATGCTCAATCGAAAGGATGTACTGCTCATTATCGTCAAACAAAAAGGATGCAAGGAAAGATTTATTGGGATTACTTGCGTCATACGTCAGGCTGTAGTCATAAATATGCTTTAAGCCATGACGCTTCTTTAAAGAACCCTCAGACATTACAAGAAAATTCTCAACCCGCTGTGCAGAGGAGTTGAGAATTGGTGTGTCGTTACGGCTAATAAGGGAATCGCTGACTTCGCCAAACTGAAAGCTGTTTATTGGTACTCTAACTTTCTGCATTAACTTCGCCTTTCAGCAATAAACCTTGATGTGTCAAGTTTGCGTGTTGTCTGTGTTTGAGAGTGCAGACGACGAGCCTGAGTCATTTGATAGTTAGCCTTCTGCTCCATGAGCGAGGCGAGTTGAGAGTCACGCGCAGCAGATATGGCAAGCACACCAGCCATCATGTATTGAACAGCAGTGACAAAGTATGGAGGCCAATCAACTTCATTAGCACGGAACACATAGTCAGCAATTAAAACATCAGAAGTGCTTGAGTCGCTAAATACTTTGGAACCATAGGTGTCATACTTAATGTTAAAGTCATTCATAGTGACTGCCATTAGCATAATTGATTCAGAGGGTAGTTGGTGAGCAAGTTTCCAACGCCCAGTAGGGGCTTCGGACAATTGGTTTAACACAGCCTGATCGGTAGCAAAGCGCCAACGAGAGTTGGTCAAAGCTGATCTTGCCATGTCTTCATACATTGCGTCACAAATTGTTGCTTCCGCAGTGCCATCGTCAAATGATTGAATCGCCTCACCGCCGATAAGCAATGAAGCGCGAGAACAAATCTTGACGGGTGTGTTTGCTACATCTGGCATATGAAAGTCGGGGGGCCGAAACCCCCCGTCCTATTTAGTCGCTGTCAGTATTAGTAACGACAACGCCGTTAGTAATATCAACAACTGTACCACTATTTGCATTAACGTAAGCATGGGTGATAACTGGCGTACCGCCAGTAGATGTCACTGTCATGATTACATCATTTACATTCAACATGCCTGCGGCAGCGTTGAAGTACCCAGCAGTATTTGCGTCTGCGATTGAGTCTGCACTGGTGTAGTACCAAAATGCTTGACCCGAACCACCGCCAATACGGATGAGGCTAGATGCTGTATAAGCCATTATTCAGTCTCCTTAGTTGTTGTCTAAGACTTCATAGATGCCATCATCGTCAATAACGACAGCGCCCATGGACATCATAGATGTTGCGAGGTGTGAGACTTTTTCGGCCACATAGTTTACCTCAGTTGAAACGTCAGCGTTTATGCCGAGGCCAATTGAAGAAGTGTGGTATGCGAAGTTCTTGCCACCAGCTACAGCAGACGTTGAGAAAATCTTGAAGCCCAAGAATTCTTTCATTGTCATACCGCCAGCAAACGGAAGGTTCTGTGGACCAACGAAGTCCGAAGAAGCAAACTCAGTGATTGCAAACAAGTCAGCAAACCCAGCAGGCGACATAGCAAGATAGCGCTGTCCGTCTTCTGGAACGTCTGCTGTACCAAATGTTTGGAACAATGAGAGCAAGTCAGCCTTTTCAAGCGCAGAACTTGCGTCATGGATTTGAGTGCTGTTAGCACCAGCGTCCATAGCAGCGATGAGGATTTCATCAGTCTTGCGGCCCAAGGCTCCAGCAGCAGATTGTGCAACAGCTTGGCGCTCGTTGATGTTAGTCTTCAACTCGTCAAGTTTGTCGATGTACTCTGGTGCATAGTAATCAGCCATGGTTGCTTCCACGTTAGTGTGAGCAAGTTCCATTGGTGTTACGTTACCGTTGCGGGATTTAGTAGTTGCGACGCCTTTGCCAATTACTTGGAAACGAGCAACCGAAGCAGAAACATTTGTAGACCGTACTGTGTTACGGAGCTTAGACCCCATACGTTGATACGCCAAATGTACTTCTGTCTCGAACTGCTTGATAAAGGCTTGGTCAATAGTATTAGCCATTTTTTCAGTCCTATTATGAAGTTACAGTGTCAACGGGTGTCCGCTCTTTCACCTCAGCAAGGGTATCCTTTCGGGCCTTTCAGTGCTTTACGGGCCGTAGTGAGTTATTGTAAACAAGTTTTTCGTTTGGATTGCAACGCACAAATTCAACATACTCGTTTGAATCGCGCCGACTTACGCCGACAGCCTCGAAGCCAAGCCAAGATGCCCAGTTTAAAATTGGCTCATATTCAGCCAAGATTGTCATAGTCATCATCTCTTCTGTTTGATCAAAAAAGTTTACTAAAAGCTTAGAGCCACGTGCCAGTGCGTGAAAGTTTTGCTTCAACCCACTGGAAAACATAGCAAACATCTGAGCATCTTTAGCATCATCGTACCAAAGGCCACCAACCATTAAAAAGGTTTCTTCATTTCGTCTTGCTATATAGGATTCTGAGCATTCGTGCATCTCGTATAAAGACTGCCTTATGTCAGTGTGGCCCATTAAAATTAGCTCTCTTTTATTTTCCGAGCTTAAATTCTCCGCCACCTCGTCTATGTGACCGAGGGTAAACGGGGTGAGATAGTAATCACCCCGCTGAATAATCTTAACTTCTGTAGACCTGCTTGAAACCAGCTTCGACTTCCCGAACGAAGTTTGGGTCACGGTCCCTTGGGTTGTGGTATCTTGGATCACTCATCATCTCCCTGAGTTTAGCCTCAGTCAAACCTGCGGTGGGCTGAGTATTTCCAGAGAATGATCCACCTTTTAGCGCCTCTTGTATAGACTCTAGGGCTAAAATACCTTCGTGGCTTTCACACATGCGCTCAATTGCTGGCAATGCGTTAGGCGGAAAGAACTTAGTGGCAAACATAGAAGCTGCTTGAATACGAGTATCCGCATTCTCACCTAGCTTTTGAGCCTCTGCCTCAAGATCGGGGCCTTCATTGCCGGGTACAGACGCAGCATACATCTCAATCCCCTGCTGGAATTCTTCTTGAGAGAAGCCATTTTCATAGGCGTGATCGGACCACCACTTCAAAAGCTCATTATCTACAGATGCTTCTGCGTCAATGATCTCTGGCAACTCGTAATCACCAGCGCTTTCTGGACGGCTGCTGAACGCTTCCGTCTGTATCTCTTCCATAAGCTTAGACTTGATGTCATCTTCTTTGTTGCCAAGCTTAGACTCAAGTTCTTTATACGCCTTAGCCAAGTCTTCGCCCGTGCTGTATTTCTCAGGTAACCACTCCGGTCTATCCGTTTGTGACGTTACGTCACTTTCGATAACATAGTCCCGTGACGTTACGTCACTTTCAACTGGGGATTCTGTGCCACCTTCCATAAGTGTTTCGCTCATCTATTTTTGCTCCTATGTGCATGTGAGATACGCCGTTCCATTAGGCCAACGATATAACGCTGGCCCTCAACGTGTCTCAACTCTTCCGTTGTCACGTTAGGCCCATGAACCATTTCAATGGTTATGGATCGTAGGTACTTTAAGACTTCCTTCCCAGTAGGCGATTCAAATATACTGGCAATATTCTTGCTTATCTCCGCGTCTCTCTCTGAGTTACGTTGATAACCATCTATTCCGATATTAATCTTGTTAGCCAATAGGAGCCTCTTGCTGTGGTTGCTGTTGCATCTGTTGCTGTTGCGCCATTTGCTGCGCCATTGCAGCTAATTGTTTACGTTGATCTGCATCACGAATCAAGCTTTCCGGTACACCAAACTTTTTAGCAAGGTGAGCCGCTGTTTCTTCGCCATCAATAAGAAGCTGCAACATCTCTGGGCCGAACACACCGCCAACTAGCTCTAGGAATCTAGCGATACTTGAGATGTCTTGGTTGGCTTGAGCTTGAGCAAGTGGAGATACAGACCTAATCTTAACTTCACGACCATTGACAGTAGGGACTTCGATACGCCCTTGCTTCTTAAGGATGTAGATTACACGCTGTAATAACGGTTGTACTAACTCAGCCTGCAATCTGCCAAAAGCAGAACCCATACGGCGCGATAAGTCAGCCATACGCTCAGCAACTTCCGTAGCTGTAGCTGGTGTACGGTCAGGATTGCCCAACATATCGTTGTAAAGCGCACGTTTAATATTTAAACGCATATCGCTTAGTACCAATTGGGCCACATCAAAGTTACCAGCGGCTTGAATCGGCTGCAATCCAGCGGAACCCATAGCTTTAGGAATGATTGATCCCGGTACAAGTTGAATAGTATCAGGGTTAATGACGCCATCATCATCAATTTGATAGACACCTGAGATAGCCATTTGAGCGTTCTCAAGAATAAGTTCGATAGTTAGGTTACACGTCTTGATAGCAGACAGCGCGTTAATTAGTGGGCCGCGACCATATATTTCACCAGCACACTTAGACCAACGGAAACAAATGAATGGGTTTGCGCCCAGTCCAGAAATCTCATTTGAATATAGCAGTGTTTCAGTGTTCATACAGATAGCATAGTGGAAGTAAGCATCCTCGTTCTTACGAGAATAGTCCTTACATACCAACTCAAGAACGGTTGTCTCAGCTTCTTTCCCCATTTGCGCCATAACTTTAGGGTCAAATGTTGCATTAGGGTACAACTCACTAAGCTGATCGTACTTTATATTCTTCCGCTCACGATAAACGTGGTCAATCTTATCATCAGGGCCAGTGTCCAGAACAACATGAGGCAGTGGGATGGCGCTAAAATTAACAGGATTAATAGCATCGCCTTCTTCTACACACAAAATGCCAGTGCCGACAGCCAAGTCCATGAACGATTCATGCACCTCTTGGCTAAAGTTAGAGTTCTGAAGTACCTCGAAGACGTAATCTGTTACCTCATCAAGCTCATTATCAATGGCTTCACGCTGATCTTTGGGAACTTCGCTGCCTGACATGAGGTCAGCCCATCTAGCAAAGTTAGGAACAATGCCAGATTGAAGTCGGCTTGCAAACTCCTGCACACCCACGACTGCCGTTTCGTCAAAGATTTTATCATCTCTGCGCTCACCGGGAGTTTCTGAATAAAAGGATTCACGTTGCGGAAGAGCATACTCATAACATTCTTCAAACAACGGAACCCAACGCTCACGGAAGGCTTTCGACTTCTGATAGCGCTGGATGTACGTCTTTGCAATCTTGTCCATTACCTATTAAACCTACCAATAAATCCTTCGCCTGAGCCGCCGCTTCTGAATAAGGATCGTCTACCCTTCCCTCTACCAGCGCCGCCTCGACCTTCGCCTGCTGACCTAGCTTCAAGAGCTTCGCTTATATCGTCGCGCTTTTCAGAAGCTTTATCTTCTGCCGCTGCACGCTTTGCTGCGTCTGCTTCAAGTGAAGCATCTACAGATACTTGTTTCTCTTCTACTGAAGGGCCACCGCCACCACCACCAAAACACATAATATTCTCCTTTGCTTTACACTTCGTAAGCACGAAAGCGGTGCAAACTCAACGCACAAATTACAATCTTGACCACAATCCCGGTTTTTTACGCCGCGCTGGCCCCCTGCTAAACACATCAAAGTCACGTTTAGCCACTGTAGGAGTGGCTGGTTTCTGGCTATTCATCAGAGCGCGGCCTTCGCCAGCACCAAGGAACAAGTATTGTGCTGCATCGTGGACGTGAGAAAACATATTCTTATCAGGTTTATCGTCGAAGCGCTCACCCGATACCTGCATACGCTTGTAGGCATAGCCACCCTCGAACCCTTTGATGAGTTGAGTACACCTTCTGTCAATCAATAGTGCTGGCTTCCCTTCAGTCATCTTGGTTAGCTGGGAAGAGACAGCCTCAAGTCGAAGGTCAACAGAGTTGGAAGGCGCTGGGAACGCCCTCAAGCCAGCTCCGCGCATGATGTGAAAGGGAGTTGACTCATCAGTTTGTGCGCGGAAATCTCCTGAAGGATCGCCATAGATTATGACTTCACCCGCAGCGGCAAACCTTGTTGCCAATTCTTGTCGTAAAACTTCGGAGAACCTAACGATTCCCATGTCTATTGCCACAATCTCTGCCTGTAAGAACCACCTACCACGGACTTTTTGCCCAATAACAGCGGCAGGAGTAAGCCCAAAGTCCACCCCAACGTACAGTGGGACGTTAGCGGCTATAGGTATTTCCTCTTTTGCAACGTGAACTTCGGTAGCAAACATAGGATACACGGGCTTTCCTTCCTGAATATGGCCTAATCTGTTCATTACATAGACATCAATCCATGATTTAGTCTTACCCTGAACTAGGTTAGGGTAGTAACTCTTCATCATGTTCTTCTGATTCTCAGCACCTTTGCTAGGAACGTACCCTTGTATCTCTCCTTGCTCGTCTTTCGTCTCGACCATCCCAGAGGGCTGGGTATAGAAACGCCAGTTAGTCGGTTTGACCAGCATCTTAGCTTGCTCACGCGGAATATGATCTGGGATTGGAACCTCACCGGACATAATAGGCCACCAGTGATCCTCCTCAGGAGCATTGGTATCGGCAATAACGCCAGTCCAAGAAGGACCACCATCACGCATAGAAGGGTAACGACCCACACGCATAGTACAGGCATCAATAATACTCTTAGGTATTTCCCTAGCCTCATTGATCCAGATGCCAGTAAGCTCCAAAGATAGGAGTTTCTTGACATCTTCTGGTCTGTCCAAAGCAAGAAAGAGTACCTCAAGTTCCACATCACCTTTCTTAATGTTGTGAGTGTATGGGACTGACCAAGTGAATTTACCCCAGTCAGACTCAGGAAACCAGTCCAACCAAGTCTTGATTGTCGTGGTTCTAAGCTGTGGGTTTGTATTTCGGATGATAGCCCAACGGCTTTTTCGTACTCCATCGGGAGATTTCTCTTGTTCTAAGGCGCGGCGGAATACTTCTACGCAGCAAGCAACGGATTTACCAGAGCCAACGGGGCCTCTAATTCCACGAAAGAAGGTATTGTCTTTCATAAAGCCTTTAAGGATATCCCCGTCAGGCTTGTACTTAAAGTCAACCACTACCGCAGACCTTTATCCACACCGAACTTAATCATGCGTTCTATAATCTCAGGCCCGATGCTATCAATCAACTTGTCAACCTCGTAGTCTGTGACAAAGGCTTTACCGTGCTTTGCTTCAACGTAGGCAAACTCAGTCTTACGCACGATACCGCGCAGCATGGACAGTTCCATTGGCTTTAAGGTGCTTAGAAAACTCATTTAGCCTTCTTCTTTTTAGCTGGTTTTTTCTTAGATTCATTCACAAGAGGCGTAGAAGGATCGTCGGACTTGAACTTGCCGCCCTCGGTCCGTGCGCTAACGGGGGCATCGCCCTCCTCGACCTTAACGGAATGGCTCATGTGAGTTGCGCCCGTCCAAGTAAAGCCATGAAGGGTATGTACTGCGCCCATCCAAAGCTCTTTTGTGTTCTTCAGATACCAAGCCATTAGCTTCCCGTCCCGTATGGAGTAAAGAATGTTCTGCGCTGCGTTCCCATTCGACCAGCATCAGGTGTCGTAACGTCCTTTAGAACAGAAGTCCTATCTGGATCGCCGTCTTCCATGCTGAGAGAAGGCAGTGAGTAACTTACCTTCTGAGCTTGGTACAGTTGTTCCGCGCTAGGACCAGTTGATTTTTTACCTAAACACATCTGGTAGCTCCTTGGTGTTTTCTATATGCCGTCATTGCGAGAGCCGAAGGCTCTAAACATTCTAACTGTCGGGCTAAAGCTGAGAAGAGAAGAGATTGTGTTTCCTGCCTTTAGCATCTTTGGACGTTTCTTTGGGGTCAATGACGTAGATGTTGCAGACCTAATCTGAGATCTATTTCTTATAAGACGCTCTTTATTCATCTGAACTTTCTCAGATGCAGCAACAGGAGCTATCATCTCACGGCTGCGGCTAAAGAGACTTTTCCCAGCAGGGGCCGAAGATGTGCCTTCACGCCTCTCGGCCTGCTTGCCTAAAACATAACCTACATCATCAGTAGAGGGACTGTTCTGGCGGTGCATCTGCTTGGCAGAGTCCGTCATACCGCCATCGCTCTTACTGCTGCTTGCGCCCATACACATTACTTGTTCCCCTCTTTGATCATCCTAGCTTCCAACTTCTCAACCTTCTTTAAAAGGGAGTAATGCTTGCCACTTAAAACCTGCTGCTTAGGGTCTTCCTTAACGCCTAAAAAGCTGCGAAC